CGTGCCATGTCTCGGTGCTGTACAGGCGGCCGTTGATGGCGGCTTGAGCGGCCACTTGGGCAAGGACGCCGTTTCCCCAGTAGCGGCGGTTCTGGGCCTTGGTGCGCTTGCGGGGGGCGATGGTCAGCACCCAGCGGTGGCCGCCTTGCAGGACTTGGGCGAGGAATGGGTAGAGCTGGCCCTTGATGGCCGCCCATGCCTGCGAGCGGTTGTGGAGCTCGATGGTGAGGTTCTGGTTCATTTCTGCCCCCAAGCCCGATGCCAAGCCCACCAGCCAGCCGTCCAGCTCGGATGCGGACACGATTCCTTGTCCTGACCAGCCGCCTTTGCAGCCTTCACTTGCTCGCCAACGATGTGATCGATGTCAGGACGCCATTCGTTGACGCTGGCGGTTCGGTACATGGCGGCTCCGGGGTAGATTTCTTCGAGCGCGCGAGCATTGCTGCTTCCAGCATCGAGGGCAGTTCCGCCAACTCCGGGCGCTTCGCCAGTTCCTTGGCCCGGTGCCAGCAGTGCTGTTTCCAGCCGTCCGGGTAGTCCTCCATCAGCCACAGGAGGTGCGTCAGGTGTTGATCGAGATTCATGGCAGTTCATGCGTGCTCCAGCGTGGGGATGGGCGGGAGCCATGCGTGCGATTCATCGTCTACGCCGTCGCCAGCATCACGGATGGGGCGCAGGGCGTGATCGGGGCACACCGCGAAAAGCCCACTTGCTCGGCCACGAATAGAATTTAGATTGACCGGGTTGTGAAAGCGGATGACCCAAGAGCCCGCGCGGCAGGCCGCGTGCGATTTCCCGTCTGGCAACTTGAAGCCATGGCCCGTGGGCGCGACCTCAATGACATCGACGATGCGGCCAGTGATGTGCGGGTGCGCCGGGTTGAATTTCACGATCACGGCGAGATCTCCAGGTTTGCAGTTCATGCCATTGCTCCCCATGCAGCCTGAATCGCAGGCCGGCTCTGAACCGCACCGGCCACGATCGAGTCAGACACTACGGGCGCAGCCACGATGCGGCGCACCACCGGCATATCTGGGATCTTCGAAACAACCTCCTTCTTCGGCCGGCCCACAGTGCGCTTGGGTCGGGCTGCCCTTTCGGCGATGCGCTGAACGCGGGCTTCGCGGTTCCAGGCCAGGCCGCGGCCCACATCGGTGATCAGGTACGGGCGCTCTCCCGTTTCCATGGCCTGGCGTACGCGCAGGGAGTGCACCGCGTCAGTGACCTGTTTTCTCGACAGACCGCTTGCCTCGGCGAGTTGGGTCGCGGACAGAGGGCCGCGCTCGAGCAGCAGCTTCAGGAGGATCATGGAATGTGGTTGGCTCATGCGACCCCCAATGCAAGCTGTTGGAAAGCGCCTTCCCTGACGATTCGCACGATGCGCCCCTGCTTGATGTCGTTCTTCAGGTAGGAGGCAATGCGGTTGGCCGGGATGCCGGTTGCTGCGGTGATTTCGGCTCGGGTCATCGGGCCGTTCAGGAGCGCGGCGCGGATCTTCCCGCTCTGGCTGTCCTCGCGCATGCCGGTTCCCTTGGCGGGGCCTTTGGTGCCGGTCCTCATGGTGCGGCGCATGGTTGAAGGCGCACCGCGGCGGCTCGTGGCGTCAGCCTTCTTGCTCATGCCCTTGAAGGTGCTGAAGTCGTTGCCTGACTGGCGGCGGCGCTCGACGTTGGCGGTACTTGAGGCCTTCCCCTCGGCAGAACCGAGAACCTTGTTCCATTCGACGGGTTCGGTGGCGAGGCCGATTCCGGGCCAGATGTCGTAGGTCATGCCTGCACCTCCCGGTGGCGATGACCGCCGCAAAGGTCTTCAGGGATCTTGGTCGAGCCCTCGGCATCGCCGAGATACGCCAGAGCCCAGTCGATGTGGTTGCCCTTGACGAATGCGCCACGCTGGGCACGGTCAAGGATGTTGTGGGCGTAGACAGCCCAGCGGTCGAGGGATTCGCGGGCGCGGATCATGCTGCGATCCCCGGCAGGTCGCGGCCAACGGCGGCGCCAGCCAGCGCCAAAATGTTCACGGACGGCGCGGGAAGCATCGGCGCCAGTTCCTGCGCGTGCTCGTAGGTCAGCCGACCCTTGCTGACGGCATCGGCCAACACGGCTTCCTGTCCGCTCTTGTCGTAGCCGAGGGATGGCGTCCACGACACCGGGCGGCCGGCGTCCCGCGCCTCACCGACGAGGCGGGCGTATGCCTCCTTGAACGCCATGCGTGCGGCAACCCGGTCGCCGTCTTCCAGCAGTCCGCGGGCCACGCCGAAGGCGTTTGCCATCTCGTCGGTCCACACGACCGATTGCGACTCGTCGAAGGGCATCTGCGACCATGCCTCTTCCACACCGGGCCGGCCATCGTCGATGCGCGATACAACGTCCTGAATCGTCAGCACGCCCTTGACCTCGCGGCGGCAGCGCGCGAGCGCCTTGATGACGGCGGGCTCCGCGAAACCCGAGAGGTCTTGCACGAACATCCGTGCAGCGCCCTCGCTGAAGGTTCGGCCGCACAGTTCGGCGGTCACGGCGACGGCTTGCAAAAGTTCAATGCTGGGCATGGGCTTGCTCCTTGGCGTGGGCTTCCGCGAGTAGTGGCGCGAAGGCGTTGAAATTGGCTTGGGTCTTGTCGGCTTGAATGGCCTGCGTGGCGGTCCCCTGTCGGCCCGTAGCCCACTCGGTGCGCAGCTTCTCGGCGTCCTGCACCAGCATCCCGACCGAATGGCCGGCGCCGACATAGCGGCGGTCGTTGCTCCGGACGTAGAAGGCGGCGACGGCCGGGGCCTCTTCGCCGCCGAGACGGGAAACCAGATTGGCAAGTTGGCCGTTCACCGTGGCATTGCGCACGGGCTCGACGTGGTAGCGCACGGAGTAGGCGGTGGAGTAGGCTTTCCACGTTCCCACGGTCGGCGGCGGCTCTTTGGGCTCTGCCGCCTTCTTTGCCTTCACCGGCTTTGCCGTGGCCGGGGCAGCCTCCGCAGGAGGTGCTCCGAAAAGGGTTTCTGTTTTTGAATCTGGAATCAGCAACGAGGAATCAGCAACAGGGAATCCGGAATCAGGAATCAGTAACAAGGAATCAGCAGGATTTCCACCGTCTTGCTCCTGTGACTCTTCGGGGTCTAACGGTGCCTTAACCGTTACGCCACCGTTAATGCCGGGAATCTCCGAGGCTTTCTCGGTGTGATGTGGGTTTTGATGCTTGCTCCAGTTGGCAATCTGGATGTACCGAGCACCGTTGACCTCGTAGCGGACAACGAACTTAGCCTCGTGCAGCGCCTGCAGCATCGCGTCGATGTCGAGGTTGTCCGCGGGGAAGACGTCGATCTTGATCTTCTTCGGGCGGTCCTGAAGACGGCCCTCCTTGTCGGCCACGGTCCACAAGCCGGCAAACAGAAGGCGCGTGGCGAAGTCGAGCTCCACCAAGTCTTCATTCGTGAAGAAGCCCGGCTTGATATTTCGGGAACGGGCCACTACACAACCTCCCAAGCTCGGAACCCGTTATGAACGGCGCCGGTCGTCCGGATGAGGCCCTTGGCCTGCATCTCGTGCAATCGCCGGTCGATCTGAACAATGGAGAGGCCGGTGAAGCGGGAGATGTGCTCAGCGGTGCCGGCGCCTTCGTAGCGAAGCACGCAGAGGATTCGGGCGACATGGGTCAACGCGAACTGGGCCGAGCGATCCGCGGCCATGTGCGAGGTAGCCGGGTCGGTTGCGCGGGCGCGTGGAATGTCGAGCATGGCTAGATACCCCCGAGTCGGATAGCCTGGCGCCGGTGAAACGACTTCTCGCCCGCTTCCTGGCCTTCAACCGGGTAGCAGTAGCGGCGTGCTTCGGTGCTGCGGTCCATCTTTTGGGGGCGAAGCTGGGGGGCTACGACGCTGGGGGTGCCGCGCCAGTTGAATACGCTCGTCTGCGTAGGCTGGTGCATCCAGTCTGCGGTGTCGTCCATGTCGGCGACCATGCGGTCTGTGAGTTCGTTGTTCATGCGACCGCCCTCATGTTCAAACGACCAGCGGCCTTCTCGATCCTTGCGGCAAGCAAAGCCTGCTGGGCAACCGAGTCATTGAAGGCGCGCATCAGATCGGCGACCTCATCACGCGGCTCGACCGGGACGGGAGTGCCATAACCAAGATCAGCGGCAATGAAGTTCATGCCATCGTGGTAGCCCTTGGCGCGCGCGAGGCGCAGTACCAACAGGACTTGCTCGGGCGAGAGCTTCGCAGGGCGGTCCTCGTTCATGCAGTCCAGCAATGCGCGCTGGGCGCTATCCGGCGCCTTTTCAGGCCAGAGAAGCGGACCCACTTGCTTGGAGCCGCCTGCTGCTGTGATGCAGGCAATCAGTGCGTCATTTAGGGATTCCATCGAGGGCCTTTCCGAAAGGTTGCGAACTTTTCGTAAGCGTTCGCAAAGCTTTTTTTAGACAAAAAAACGAAGATCGCTTTCAACGAACCGAAAGCGAGTCCTTATGTGCTTTAGCAGCAGCCAGATAGGCGGCATGCGCCTCTTCAGCCGAATCGAAACGGCCCACGTACTTGCGACGCAACGTCACTTGGTATTTGCCATCGAAGAACGTCCAGCCGCGACCACTGCCAACGCGGCGACCGATGCGGG